TATCTCAGGTTCATATCATGAATGAAGTGATGCAAGGCGTTCAAAGGGCAAGTGCCAACGGCATGACGATGATACCCACAAGGGATATTCCGATGAATCCTAACGCATTTACACACGACGAACAATCGAGGCCGAATTATGTTCCACAGCCTCAGCACATGTCCGGTATGGGCATGAGTGGCGGCGGCAGCGGCGGGTCCGCAGATTACATCAAAGACCATACTTCGATGGAAAATATCGTCCGTGCGAATGCTCGCCAATCGAATCAAATCGATACAATCGAAGCGATTTATTATGATCTTCAAATGCCGATTTTGATCGGTGTGCTTTATTTCATATTCCAGATGCCAGTTTTTCGCGCACAGCTTCTTCATTTTCTTCCTTCCTTATTTGGAGAAGATGGCAACTTCAAAATAACGGGTCTGACCGCGACGAGCGTGATGTTCGCAGGGACATTTTTCGTGATTATGAAGATATTCAACAAGCTGGGTGAGGGACTCCATTAGTATATATTATTTCTTTTCTTTCCGTGCCTTCCGCGTCTTCTTTGCTGACACTTCTGCCCCCTTTTTGGACTTTGCGTGCTCATACGGAATATACCGCAAGAACCATTCTTCGAATTCACGTGAGTCACGTTTCCCTTTCAATTCCTCATATTTCGCCGTTTTCTCAAATCGCATCGACTCCAGTGTGGGTTGTTTGCCATAACAGTTAATACTAAAACGGCGTAATAAACCTGTCTGTTTCAGTCGATTATGTTGTTGGACATCGAATAAAAACTGTGACATACAAAGAATGCGATTGATGTCATAATACACGCGGTCGGCATAGATGAATGCCAAATAAAAACTCAACATAGTATCGATCGTCGCAATACGAATTGACTCGCCGCGCCCATCTCTGCCGTCGCCATTTATCCGGATCGTATTATAACTATGACACGCAAGAGGTTTGTATAAGAACGCGATGACCTCATCACCTACGCGAATATCATAATGTTCTGAAATGACTTCACCGACACCTGCGTGTTTTGTATATTTGACGCCGGTGTATTTATGCGCAGTAAGCTCTCGAACGACTTCTTCGCAAAGTTCGCGCGGATTTTCTGAGAGAATATCGAAATCGGGGATTTTTTGAACGATACGGCGCTGGTGTTTCGGCATATATCGTGAGTATAAGATATTCGCATATCCACCGAAAAATACCGCGCGGTTTTTTATGAAGACATCGCGGACAATATTATAAATATCAGTTTCTGCGAGTTCTTTCTCTCGGTGTGTAGTATAAGAAACTTGCGAGCGGTTGATCGAGTAATCTTTTGCCGCCGTTTGTCGTTCGCGCGACCGTGAGCGTGACCTTGACGGCGTCGGTGTAGCTTCCGCATCCAAATCTCTAGCCTTCATCGAATATAATACATACTCATCATCATCGCCAAACAATCGTTTATACGTCGCAAGTAAGCGATAACGATGGGTTAATTTATCTTCTTCGACAGTGTATTTAAAATCTCCGATTGTTTCTTCATGCGACCGAACGCCATGATATAAATGTTTCATGTAAGCCTCTACATTTTTGTATTTTTTAATGATGGCGTGTATCGCTTCACGTTTGCGTGATTTTGCGCTGTCGCCACCTCCTCGTTTCACCGTTCGAGAGAGCGTATGAGAACGCGACCGCGACCGAGACCGAGAACGTGATGGTGTTGCGGGTTTCCCCTTTGTTCTTGAAATACTAATTTCACCTGTATTCTCAGCAGTTGATCCGTCGAACCCGCGCTGATATTCGATTTTATCGCAGTCATACCCCCTGAGTGGATAATGTGTATTCAATAATGTGAGACGTTTCTGTACTTTCTCCCAACGCGATACATCGCCATCAGGACGCGAGAGTTCGAGATACATCGCCATACGAAGAAAGTCGGGCGGAGCATACCGTATTCCTTTTTTGATAATCGCATCACTCGTGATTGCTTTGAATAATGCTGGCTCCATTTGCGTAATATCAGCGATACCCGTGAAATTCACGAATACTTTATATGTTCCGTGATGAACACCAGATTTCGCTTCTACATCTTCATAACCAGCGTTATAGTAAATATCCGCGAGTTCTTTCGCATGGTCGAGAGCGTTGTCGGAGTAAAAATCATAATCGGGAAGTTCGATATCTTTATTATAAAATTGTGCGTCCTCTGGAAGAATATTGTTGATTGCGGTTCCTCCATAACATACGAGTTTTTTATCTGCGATGAATTTTTCGACGATGGAGATGATGTCTTGGACTTTGGGATCCTGGATGACAGCGGCGCCCTTCCGTTTTTCAACTAAATCCACAGCTTCGCGTAGGATTTCAAGCTCTTTTTCTTCGAATGACATTTTTTTATCTGTTTTGTCGTCATCATGACGAGTACCACCACTTTGTAATAATTCGGACATTAAATTCTACTACAATAAGAATAGAATTTAATTCGATTATATTGATTACAACGTAATCTTGACACCTCCCGCAGCCTCCACCGGCCGAGCCTCCATCGATGCTTTCGGGTTGGGCGGTGCTGGCGCCGGAATCGTAATCGGGACATACCGCAAATCTTCTGGTTTCAATATGAACGCATAACCCACAGAAGCAAACTTATCTTCATACGCTTTAAGTTTTTCGTCTCGTACCTCTTCCTGAAAACACATCGTAGCAATCTGACATCCCCATGTATAAGGACCGTTATGACCATCGTTGATGGGACGACCGCCCTTATCTGGCACAACAAGACACATATTTTTCTTATTCGCGTCCTTAAATGCCTGTGGATCACCGACATTTTTCACACCAAAATAGGTATATTTCGAGAGAAACAAAGTATTCGAACTCATATTAATCAATTCAAACAGTTTGGTGTTACGATATACTTGGTTGGTTCCATCCACCATAAGTATCACCTTCCCTTTAAAGTCAAGCAAGTTTTCATTCCCTAAATCTTTTGATTGATATTCGCGACCATATTTGGGTCCCAATAAATTACGCGCAAGAGTTTTGCTTTGAGAGATTATCTTGGCAAGGTTGTCATACATGGTTATGTTGCGTGACATTAATCGCATATGAATAATAAAGGGGTCGCCAGGATTGGGACATTTTGATCCGGAAAATACATAACTTCCAAGCACCTCAAATGCGTCGCTTACTGGAATGTGATTGAACGTTTCCTTGTAATTAAATGAATTCACCGATGAAGATGCGATAACTGGCTGATTATCCACAGAGAACACTTCAAAGTCGATAAAACGACAACCGCGCGCGATTACATAGAGAAGCGCATCCATACTAACATTCGAATTTTTGAACTTATCTGGATTGAATGCATTATATGCTGCCTTGATGTAATAATCACGTAACTTGAATTTACTTTGGCTATCCGCCGGATTGATCGATGTGATATTTTTTTCGATGAATTCCTTTGTATTTTCATCTGGATTTTCAAGGCCTTCTTTCTCTGCGTCGATCGGTTTGTCAGTGGCGGGTTCGGTGGTAACTAGGGGGGGATCGGTGGGTGAGGCTGTTGTTATTGTTGTATTATCAGTAAATGTATCCAAAGATGTAGCCGCCTTTCTTCTTTGATGTATTGTCATTTCTGCTTCGGTTGTATCGAGTGTAAAGTTTTCTGTTGTCTTATTCATCGAAAAGGTAGAAGACACATCGATATTATTTTTTTTGAGTAGTTCGTTGAGTTGTGTCATAAGCTCTGGCTTTGGCGCTGGCGCTGGCGCTGGCGCTGGCGCGGTCTGGCTATCACTTTTACGAAATCCTTCTTTGAATGGCGCAGCAGCTCTTTTTTTTTCGTAACATTTGGATTTAATCATTTCTGATAGTTTCCATGTCGCGAAAACCACAATAATTATACCTATAAATATGAATTCTACCTGATTTTCTTTCATTCCTATTACTATAATAATAGAATAATAGATTTTTATATAAAGTTATATATAACATAACAAATAACAACTCCCGCATAAAATACTAAATGACCGGTGGTTTATTGAATCTGGTCGCGACGGGCAACCAAAATGTTATTTTAAACGGTAATCCTAAGAAGTCATTTTTCAAAAGCACATATCTTAAATATACGAATTTCGGTCTTCAAAAGTTTAGAGTTGATTTTGATGGTCAGAAGAAGTTGCGTATGACAGAAGAGTCCAAATTCACATTTTACATACCGAGATATGCGGAATTGTTGATGGATACTTATATATGCGTAACGTTACCGTCGATTTGGAGTCCGATTCATCCACCTGCGCAGGTGGAAGATATGTGGGCACCATATGAGTTTCGTTGGATTGAAAACATCGGCACTCAAATGGTGAAAGAAATCGTGATTTCGGTTGGTGGTATGACTCTCCAACGTTTCACCGGTAG